TCTGCTTATGAATGATGTCAATATTAACTTGAGTCGCTGGGAATACAACATAAGGATATATGCTCAACGATATCTGATTTGGTACAATGTACATATCAATATAACCCTAAAGTTAATTTTTGTTAAAAAAAATAGCCTTACATCTCTGCAAGGCTACTTGTACAATAAATATGGAAAAAGTTTATGTCGGTGTACTATCAGGAGTAAATATTGTACTCAATCCAGCATATGTTGTAGAATTTAATGGTTTTGGTGGCTCTGATTCTTCTCCAATGAAAGTAACTGAATAAGTCCTTGGGTCTCCTAATGCAGTTCCCCATGAACCAGCTCCCGTTGTAGCATCTGCTCCAAACTGCTCTCCCATTAACCAAAAGTTATCATTTCTATCCCAAACTACAATTCTGAATCTACCTTGTGTTAAGGTCATCATATCGGTAAAATCTTTCATTGCAGTTGTAACTGAAGATGGTTTGAAATTTACATTTAGAGTAGTAGTAAACATTGTTGTTCCTCCATTTCTATCTGATGTTGGAGCATATTCAAACGAACTTGCACCTTTCAATTCCCAAAAATATCCAGTCTTTAATACGGCAGCAGAATCTTTGATTGTTAAAACTGAACCAATATTTGAACCCGTAGTTTGATATGTAATAACATCACTCCATACGAATGGTATAAGGAATATCCCTTGTATACCACCGATGTATTCTTTACATGGTTCTAATCGAGCATCAATAGTATTACAAGCCATAATTATACCGTTACGTTAAGAACTACTTGTTGTCCAACATTAGTAGCAATGATGCCACCCGTAAATCTCATGATGATTCTTACATTTTGTGAACCATCTATATCAGCCATGTCTAACATTTTAACTTCGTTGTAGTTATCCAATAATCCCGTTCCAAAGTGTAAATCAGATTTCAATCCTAATACACAATCGTAATCGTTAAGACCCGGGCATAATGTTACTGGAATACCTTGGAAGTTCATTGGCTTCTCTCCAACATAGAATTGGAAATTATAGTTACCAATAGAAAGTGCTGCTTGGTATGCCTTCATTGTAGATGGACCAACATAGAACTGATATCCTTCTTTACCGTATAATGCGGCTGGAGATGCATCTAACATAGACTGCAAACGAGCAGCAATGTTTGAACCAGTTGAGATACCTGATGCATTTACTGCGATACAAGTATTATCAAGTAAATAGCCAATCATTCCTTCAGCTAATGTACCATTATACCATAGTGTAGATGTCCATATTCCAAGTTCAACTTGCTGAGCAACTTGTGCAGCAGTTTGAGCTAATACGAAATCTTCAAATGTTGGTGGCAATTTATCAAAGGCTGAGAAACCCATTTGCATAGATTCCCAAGTTTGTTGTAAACTCTTCTTGCAAAGAGTAAGGTTGACTTGCTTTTCAGCTAAGGTCAATACATACTCGCTAAGTGTTACTGATGAACCATCGGTGTAATCGCAAGTAGAATCTGCAATAACAACGCTTGTGGCATAGTTACGGATAACTTCCTTGTAAGCCACATTTGGATGCAAGGTAATAAGACCTTTAGCAAGAGTATCGCCACTCAACAACGCAGCAGCGATGTATTTATTTGCGAACTCTCCAGCATAGGTGTTGGTACTTAATGTAGGACCAGACAATTGGATGTTTCTATTTTTCATTTGTTTTTAATTGTTGAATAATTGTGCCATAACTCGGTCTTGGATAGTTTCAGTTCTTTGAGGAGATAATTTAAACAATAGTTTATTATCTGCTTTATTTTCAGGACTGAATTTAGTTCTGCTACCTTCTTCAGTTTGTAGCTTATTTTTAAGTTCTGCATTCTCACGCATCAATTCAGCTAATTTAATATTAGTCTGAGAACTCATCTTAGTCTTACCTTTAGATTTATATTCTGCTATCATAGCCATTCCTTCTTCAGTTTCGGTAATGCTTACAATCTTATCTGCAATAGCGGTAGCAACTGCTTGTGCTATTTCAGGTGTAACTGCATCAGGTGTAACTGAATCAATCAATCCAGCTAAATTATCTACCAATGCTCCTTGCTCTTCGGTTGTTACTTCGGCAACTGGCTCAATTTCCTCTGCAAAATGTGTTTCTTTAGTCATTGTCTCAATTACCGTTTTAGGTATTTGAGATGCAGCATCAGGTACATTAGATGCAACAACTTCCTCTTCGGCAGTTTCTTCCCCAGCAGTTGTAACTTCAACTATTACTCCTCCTCCATCTACTGATACTATTGTTCCATCTTCTAATGCGTATTCTCCCTCAGGAACTGCAATGTTTCCATCCTCAGTTACTATTGTAATGGCATCGCCAACTGCAAATGATTCTGAATCAAATGTGGTTGCTCCATCCTGAGATTTCTTTTGAGCAAGTTCAATCGCTACTGACTTTTTATAGCCAAGTAACTCCATTACTCTATTTAAGGTATTTTTCTCGGTTGACATATAATAAAATAACTATTTAATTTTGTTTGTTAGATTTTTCGTAACCTAATGATTTTATCAATACATCAAGTTCTTGGTTAGGTGTAATCTTCTCTGCTTTGATTTGACTATTGTCAGCAAAGAAACCTTCTATTGAGAATCCTTTTACCAATCCAGTCTTAACGTAATCCTCCCAAACTTTGGTATTATCAACTTTCATTGATATCATCCAAGTTCCTACGGCATCATTCAAGCCATACTTAGCTGATTTATCATGCACCATATCTTCCTTAATCCATGACTCTATTAAGCATATCCCTAATAGGCTTACTTGATGCTCTAAGGTAGCATTATGTTGATTTCCCTTCTGCAAATAAAGTTCTGATGCTCTGCGAACCGTTGCTTTTGAAAAGTAGCAATGGAACTCTTCTCCATCTTGGTTACGATAAATAGGCTTGTCAGGAATTAATGCAGCACCAATTAAAATTTGTTTATCCGCATCAACGGTAGCAAATTGTATTTGCTGAGATTTTAAGGCTATAAAGTTGGACTCAATAGCTGGTGCTGAAACTATGCTGATGGCATCAATACCATGAGCAATATGCTCTTCATCTAATATTAGTTCAACTATACGCATCCTAAATATCTATGCCTTTTGTTGCGTTGTTATATGTATTTATTGCCGATAAAAAATCTGCAATTGCACCTTTTGTTATATCGAAATCATCCAAAGTAAAGTCCAATTCAGCGTTTGGAGGTGCACCTAATTCTTTTAATTGATTGGCTTGTGTTTTTAATGTTTTTATTAAAGTTTCATCTAAAACAATAGATTTTAAAGTTGATGCAGTCCCATCTAAAATACCTTTTGCTTTTTTTAATTCGATAACGGCTTTATCAATTTGAATATTTACTTTAAAAATATTTTCTTTAATTGTCGCTAATTCTATTTTTTTACTAACAGCATTTGATGCCATAAATTTTTGATATGATGTCTTCATACTAAATATAACTATTATTTTCCTATTGTTGCACTTTGTGAAATCTTCCTATCAAGGCTTGTTCCCGTTGTAACTTCAGTTGATACCACATAGGCTTTTGTTGGTTTCATTTTATCCCCGTTGATGGATGCATTGAGTTGAGTATTACTATCAACATTTGATTTGGCTATATTGATTGATGGTCCAACTGATGGTATATTCCCCCCTGATGGTGGACTTCCTCCAATATCAGATGCAAGTTTACTCGCTTCCTTTTTAATTTTAACAACATTTGCTATACCAGCTACTATGATTGCTGCTGCATTGATGTATCCCATAGGAGTTCCAGCACCAAGTGCAAGTGCTTTTGTTGCTCCTACATAAGTATCCATAATTGCTTGTCCGATAGCAATAGCACTTTTCATTTTGGAGTCTTCCTTTAACAAAGAAGATACTCCATTAAGTGCCATATTAACTGCTTGGGCTTTCATTTCTAAGTTATTTGCCGCTTCAAGTCTTTGTTGTTCAGCATATTCCTTAGCTGCTGCATTATACTCAGCCTCTCCCGTTATTCTTGCTGCGATAAATTCTCCCTCTTTGGCAATTTTCTCAGCAAGTAATTCATTGTATTTTGCACTTCCCTCTACTTCCTTACTCATCTGCTCATCAATGGCAGTTTTATAGGCAAGTCTTGATGTCTCAATGGCTTCTAATTGCCTCCTAAGTTTATCCTTTTCAAGTATTTCAGTTTGGGCTGACGCCTCAAGTATTGCTCTATTACTTTCGGTAGTAGCATCAGTAATGGCTTTTAAACCATCTTTGCTTTGGTCTTCTATTCCTCTTATTGTATCCGATACTGCAATTTCGGTTTCTTTTATTGTAGAATCCAAACCCTTCATCGTAATACCCAATGCAGTTATCTGAGCAGTTTTCTCAGCACTTTGCTTGTTGCCTTGATTTTGTAAGGCTAAAAGATTTATTTCGTTTTGTATTAGTAATTTCTGCTGCTCAATTTCTTGTCTTTTAAGTTCTAAATTTTTAGTGATGGCATCAATTCTCGCTTGGAAACTTAATCTTTCGTTATTGGCAATACTTTCGTTTAAGGCTTGTTCTTCGGTTAAGGCTTTAATCTTCTCGTTAATCTTTGCCGTTTGGATAATGATATTATTAGTAGCTGATTTTAACGCATCGGCATTTTCAACACTTGCCTTAATTGATTCTACAATAGTGCTAACCGAATCCTTAAAAAACTTTGTAACCTTCCCTACTGCTTTCCCTACCTCTTCTTGTCGTTCTGCTTGTTTCTTTGCTATCTCAACATTCTCTGCAAGTAAACCGTTAATCTCTTCTTGTATTGATGCTGACTCCTCGGCATCTCCAGTAAAATCATTCCAATTCTTTCTTAAATTTAGTACTCCGATTGATAGGTCATTAACAATAGTTATAAACCCATCAAGAACTTGGTCAATTAGATTCTCTTTTATCCATGCTGAACCATCCTTAAATGCTTGTACAACATCATCCCATGCTTTCTTTGGATTGGATATTGCGTTACCTATTGCCTCAAATGCTGGTGTTAATATTTCAGCCAATGCACTTGCAGTTCCACTTATGACCGATAATGCTTTGGTAAATAAATTAGCTACCTTTTCATTCTCCATAAGAGAACCCATAACACTATCAAGTATTCCTTTACCAGCTGCAAGTCCAGCACCGAATTTAAGTCCACCGATAATCGAACCAAATTTGCTGCCTGATTTACCACCCTCTTTTAAGGACTTATTTGTGTCATCAACACTCTTCTCTGCCTTCTTAAAACTTGACGCTATTTTTTCAGCACCTTTGGATGCAGAGGAGGTATCGGCATCAACTTTAAACTTTATATTTTCTGCCATGATAACTACGTTTTATTTGTTTAAATGTTTCTTTGAAAGTATGGAGTGCTTCCTTATGACCTTTGGCTAAATCCACTTCATGAGATACTCCCATAAATTCATCGGCTTGTAGTAATGTTATTATTTTTGAGTACATTATATTATTTTTTCTATTGTAAACGATATCCTTGAAAATGTTACATTATGAGAAGACCCATCTCCGCTTGTCATTGCTAATTTGATTATTGAACCAGCACCTACTATTGTTGAAGTAATTAAATTAACGGTATGGTCATGATTTCCCGAAATTATTGAATAGGCTTCAGTATCTATGTCATCGATTACTATCTTACTAATGCCTTGGAATGACCCCGTAAAATGAAATGATAATACTGCTCTAATTCTATATTGTCCTGATTGGTTAATAGTAACAGATGATGTTGCCCCATTGCCAGTATAGATAGTGGTTTCTCCTAAATTGCTTTGAGAACTTAAATTAAAGGTAACTAATGATGTGGTTATATTTACTACTCCTACTGCAAGGTTATAAAGTACAATTTGATTAAGTCCCATATTATTTGTCAAATTATCTTCTATGCTTAATAATTTCTGAGTTTCACTCATATTGTAATTAGAAACTGGATAAGCATCAGTAACATATGTACCAGCAAATGGAGTAGCATTAAGCATTCCCTTTACTACTCCAGCACCATTCATAAATGTCAAGCCATTTGTACTTGAGGCTGGAATATCATATGTTGCAGTTTTTCTTGTTGACCCCGTAACATTTATTTTCCCTACATTAGGATAGGTTATCAATTCCAATACTGCTGCCTCGGATAATAAATCATAGGTTACTTTTTGAATCTTATAATAGTTCCCTGATATGGAGATGGTATCATTAAGTTTCATTTGCAGCCAAACTAATACGGGTATATATCCCTTTAATGTAACTATCCTTGATTTGCTGGAAAACAATCTTGAAATAAATGTATTCCAAAAACTTGTATAAAATGTATTAATTGGCAAATCTCCTTGTATTGGGCTTTCTAACCCAAACCCAAGTGAATAGCTTGATGATGTTGTTGGGGTAATAGTATATGGTGCTGATACGGGCTGAGATGTTTTTAACACCGATGCAAAATAGAATGGATATGTAATGGCTTTAGTCCCTTGAAAATAAAACAAAATAAAATCTTGCCTTACTGCTTTATTACCATCTTCAGTTACTGATATAATATCTATATCAGTTTCTGCAATTACGATACCAGTTGCATTAACAATATTTAGTCTTTGCGGTGGATTGATACTAAATAATGTTTCTATTTTTAATTCCCCTTCACTAAAATCTACATTTGGAGTAGCACTCATAGAACCATATTCTCTTTTATATGTTTTATAAAAAAATTTCTGAGCAAATGCTTCTCCCTTTGCATGGCTCATCGTAATTGAATTAGGAATAGTCTGCTTCTTTTGATTCATTGTAGCAAAATCAATATATTTAGTGTATTCTTTATTTGCTCCTAATGCATACCAATCATTTAAATTATGGATTTCAAAACCATTGCTTCCATCAGGAATAATAATCGCATTGAATGAAGTCAATACTGAACTAAGAAAATCTACTATTTTAACATTAGGAAACGCATCAGCCATTATAACTGACCTATAAACATTAGGAGGTGCAATAGTACACGCTATTGTAGTATTTACGGTCATTGTAGTATTGCTCTTATATACCAATTCAATTATATCGCCTTTACTTAATCTTACTATTGCATTAGTATGTGTCTTGCCATTATAACTTGTAGAATTACCATTTACAAAATTTCCAACGGTTTTATTATTAACTACTATTTGTGTAAATAATTTTACTCCGATGGTTAAATTAGTTAATGTAACTCCATATGTAAATGTATAATCTCCAGCTACGGGTACGGTATATTTATTATTTACATTACTCCATGCTAAAGATGGATTAGATATAATATTATTACCAGCAGTTAGAGTATTCAATCCTGACATTGATGTAGTAGATGCAGTAACTGATGTTAATGTACTATTCGCAGAAAATAATCCATACATTGGAGCAATAACATCATAAAATGGACCAGCATTATTCATAGGAGTTACAAATAAATTAGTAAACTCAGGTCTTGCTAATAATGTCCCGTATAATGTAAATCCATAAGCAGTAAATATTTTTTCTATTACTCTTTTTAAAAGTATTGATGGTCTTAAATTCTCAAATGTAATTCCTACTCCTTGTGCAATATTATTTGAAATTTTAGCCGTTGTATAAGTCCAACCAAATCCATAATCCTTAATATCCCATACAACATTTCCAGCTAATAAACCACCAGTCCACGATGATACTGCCGTTGCATCATCTATATTGTGATTATATGCTGACCAATCAATATCATTCATCATATCCTCTCCCCATATGGTCAACAGATTTTTGGACTGCCCATAGAAACATATGTTGTAAGTTCTTGGAACTCCATCCGTATAATCAACGGATAATAATTCTATGATGCCAAAGAATACGGGCAATGAGTCAATCTCGATGTTAGCTAATAACTTGAATGCTGGACTCCATCCACTTGCATTTAGTGCAATGTTCTCTTCAAAATAATTGTAGAAAATTCCGTTATTAATATCGGTAGCTGGAATCTGAAACGATTGGGTAAAATCAGTAAATACCGTATTTAAAGCAGTAAAATCTTTTATTTGCCTTGTCAGGCTGATAGTCTCATCTTGGAATAAATCTGCGGTAACACCCGATATTGATAGGCTAAATCTCATCGAACAATTTTGTTAATTAATGGCTGAGAATATTCCAACTGCATCGTATATTGTATCAATTTTATATTGGTGGCTTTCTTAACCTCCACTTGGGAATCTATTACATTGGCTGCATAATAATCCGTTCCATCACAAATGAGTATTGCCTCGGATGATGTAAACTGAACCATTGATTCAACTGCCGATTCGGGTATCCAATTCGTGTTGACATTCAATGTCTTTTTTGTATTGATGTTAAAGTTCTTTTTCTGCCTCATGCCATATGTCCATTGAGTAGTCATATTTGCACCTACAAATAATGCACTTTCATAATTCTCTTTGCTAACTGATACATTAGCTTGGCTTACTCCATTCCATGTTACTCCCTCCCATACTCCATACTTGTTTAAAAATAAAGTAGTGGTATTGCCATATTTATTTGGACATTCAAATGTGATTGGAATAACAACATTGCCACTTGCAGCAACAAATGTTATTTGGGTATTTGTTCCCCATAATAAACCTAAGTTCAAGGCTTCCCGAAGTTCAATTCCTTGAATTGACAGACTGCTTGTTGTTCCAGCAGTTGGATAATAAGTTGCTGCTCCTATTTGAATGCTTGTAACTACTGATGCATCATACCATAAATAATCCATAGTGCAATCAGTATTCAATAGTATGGATGTTCTATCCGTATAAACTTTATTTGTATATGCGGCATCTATTCCATCAATAGTATAACTATATCCCCTTGTAACTAATATTCGATTAGAGTCTACTATTGCACTTATAGGACTTGCTCCACTTGCAGTATTATATCCTGATGTTTTTATCAGCACCCAATATGCTCCAGTTCCAATAGTTGGCTGAAGTGTTCCAAATACAAATGCGTTCAAGGAAATATATTGAGTTACTATTCTATGGATATCTATGTAGGCTCTACTTGATGCATAGGTATCAGGCAATTTTGTTAGCGTTGCAATTGGAGTAGCTGGAGTAGTTGTGCTTCCACTCCATACATAGATATCAAAGTTGTAATAGAATCCAGCAGTACCTGAGTTTGCTGCATCGCTTACTTGATATATCAATGGACTATTTGCTCCTAATCTGCCACTCGGTTGTTGGTTATATGTTATCGCCATTAGATGATATTTAAAATGTCTTTTTTAATTGCTTTGGTCAATGCCCCTGAGTATCGTTTAAGGACATCCTTTCTTGCTGGTTCTACAAAATCAAAACCCTCGATGCCAAAGTATTTAATCTTTCTATTCATTAGGAAACCCATAGTCTCTCTGCTTGTCTTGCTAAATTTTCCGCCATCATCTCTTGGTTTTATTTTCTTGTCCTTAATCCATTGTTGCATGGCTTTAATCGGGATGCCCTTTCCTTTCTTTCTCCCGTTAATTACATAATAGGCATAAGGCAACATCGAAACTTCCCAATCTAAACCTTTGCCTTCTACTCGGACTGAATCTATTAAATTTCCCGATGCCTTGTAGTTACTTGTGTAAGTGCTTTTGGTTATCTTGCTCGGCTTCCATGTCTTACCATCCTTTGTCCATTTAGCCCTTATGCTGACTCTTTTTCTCTTCCTCCTTAGTTGACCTTGAATCTGCAATTTGAATTCAACTGCCATCCTCTCAATCTGCTTTTCAGTATTTGGCATATTAGCACCAGCCATCGGTAACTATTGGATTAATGATGGTTAGATTAATGTCGAGAGTGAATCCACTTAATACGGCATCAAATGAGTCTGCAAATGGATTCATAGTAAAAGGTCTTACTACATTAAGATTGGTGTACATAGCCATCTCCTGACTGCGGATAGCCTTAACAAGCCTTACATAGAGTTCTTGTAAAATGAATGCATAATTATTGTCTTCGGTATATCCAGCTGATGCAAATACATCTACTAAGTTCTTGCCTTGGAAATCCGTTGAGTAGCTTATGTTTTGGTCTCCAAACATAACTTGATACGATAGTGTTGTAATGGCTTCATCTACATCTATTCTTACCAAAGTAATATGGAGCAATGGAAATACCGTTACACTCTTAAAATCAAATTCAGTTAAACTGCCATGGGAATATTGAGCATCTAAATTTGCAGCTATGGTCTTCCAAAAGTAATTCCCAGTACCGATGTGATTTTGGTTTATGTTCATTTTCTATTCCCTTTTTTTATTATTTTGTTTTGGATGCTTTGCCAGTCAATTTTGTAGGCTGAAAACATAAAGGCGGTATGGATAGAGAGTTCTGATACTTTTTCCAAATTAAGGATGTCCCCGTTACAAAGTCCATAAATGAATCCAGCCCATCCCCATTTTTTAGTGAATCCCTCAAAATTGATATCGCTGTTCCCTTCTTCGTTCCCTCCAAAGATTTCTGGATATAGCCCAATAATTCTTGTCCGATATTGCAAAAAAAAACATGAGCGGATAGTACTATTCCTACGGGCATATTTTTAAAGTCTGCATTCATTCTACCTGAGTATGGCTCAATGGCATAATGGTTATATGGCTGCTGCTCTACTATTGGTCTATATAGGATTGACATAACTTTCCATAAGTCCTTATTGTCTTTTTCGTAGGATTCAATATCGGCAAACTCGCCAATAGATAACTTATCCAAGTTTGGAATAAAACCGTAGTCAATTCCGTTAAATGTAAAATTAGATGCAAAAGTGACTCTCTCAGCTATTGCAGTATTGATTTGGGATAAGATGCTCTCTTTCTCCTTTTGTTTCAATTTGCGGACTGCCTCGGTGCTGATTTCACAAAATAGTGAGATAGCCATGATTGACAAATCATTGTCGTTTGGATTGGTGTCCAAGTATTCAAGGAACTCAGTCCATTGATAAAGTTTGATGTCGTTAATTGATTGTGGAACTCCCATCTTTTAATATAACTTATTTCTTGTTAAATGTTTGGTTTGGCTGATTAGCCATTAAAGATACGATTTTCTTCGTATATAATGAAATCTCCAACTGCATATGAGTCATTGAAGTTCATATAATTTTGTTTTAGCTGATGGTTATATTTTTCAAGTAGCAATAGCATCTCAAGTATTCCCATTTGTTTTTGGCTGGAGATGTATTCTAATACTTCCGCTTGGTATTCAATAAATTTGTCCATTGTTATTCTTCAATTATTTGGTAGAAGTCCTTTACAAATATTCCATCATGGATATCTTGTTTCTCGTAGTCATGGAGCATAAACTCTGCCATGTCTAAATCTAATTCAGAGCATATTACCTCTCCAGTTTCTCGGTTGATTACTTTATATGTTTTCATGTTTTAAATTGTTACGATTGGTGGTTCGTTTTTAGAAGTATCTATAAATATCTGAAAATCTAAATCCGTAAACATTTCAGATAAAGTATTTATTCGTGCTTGTGCATCGAGTAGATTTGTATAATATCCCTGATATCCTATTTTTCCATAGTTACCATATTCTAAAATGTGATAATAAATTTGTTTATTTTTCATGTTTTTTAATTTCAATAATTAGGTCAGCCCAGCAATGTGCTGGAATATCAACATTTAAAATAGTAGGCATTCCAATGATGTCATCCAATGGTTCTGTTGAAATGGTTATCCACGGGGTATCTATGATTCTGCCGTTCTTGCGTTTTATCTTTCGTATATCCAATCCAGCAGTAATTCCGTCAGATGATAGTCGGTATCCGATTGAGGTGCTTCCCCATGCTCTTGAGTACATCATAGTTCAAATGCTTTGTAAATAGTTAATAGTTGATTGTCATCCATAGCCTCTAAATCAGTCATATTGATTGTGGCATCATCAATTGTTTGGTTTGATTCCTTAAAGAATAATCCAAAGTTTTCTAAAATTTCGTTTCTGCTTATCATTTTTATATCTAATTGTATATGCAAAGATAACACTATATTTCATATTTGCAATATAAAATAAAAATAAATTAAAAATAAATAAAAAACCCTATCTACTTCGCAGCAATAGGGTTGTACACGATTAGATAAAAAAGAACTATCTTACTGCATAATGCCCCACATTTGGTCTGCTGAAGGTCATCATACAAGCGTATCTTGATGCATCGATTCCATGGTTAAAGGCATCTATTGGCTTATTCAATACTTTGCCATTCTTGTCCTCGATGTATTTGTAATTTCTAAACTCCTTAATGAGGTTAATGCTTCGGCTTGTTATTACCAATTTATACCTTCTCATTATATCTATGCCCATATTAATTGAGTCTCCTCCTTTTATAACTGGGCGTATAT